AACTATACTTTTGTTAAACTATATTAATTATATAAAACTATAACTTAATGTATAAAACAACTTAAAATATTCTTGTTATTAATAAAATATATAGAAATGACCGATAATAAAGATAGTTTTCCTCATCGTATTAACCCCGATGGTACCGTTAATAACAATTATGTGGATGTGTTAGATGAAGATAAAGGAATTGCCGGACAAAAGTTTGCATGTGTTTCTTTTATTTCCCCTGAAAAAATCATTAAACAGCGTGAAATGTATAATTTCCAACAGTTCCTAAAACAGTGGGATATGAATAAATCAATTGAAAAATTCAATCAATTTTTGAGTTTTGTTTCTTACAAATACAATTTGAACTTTGATAATGTTTCTAAAGATTTGCAAGATTTTTGTAAGGACGAAAAAGACAGTATTACTTCTTCTTCAGTAGAAGACGATTTTAAATCTTTTATTGACGTGAATGACGAACGTTTGCTTGATGAGTTTAATAAAGAACACAAATTTCAGACGAGTGTGCGTGGATTAAAGGTGCGTGGTTCTTATCCTACACAAGAAGAAGCAGAAATGCGGTGTAAGTTGTTGCGTGAAGTTGACCCGAATCACGATGTATATGTTGGTCCGGTGGGTATGTGGATGCCGTTTCACCCCGAATCTTATAAAACAGGGCGTGTTGAATATATGGAAGATGAGTTGAATCAATTAATGCAAGAAAAGACCAAGAATGAATCTTCGGCAAAGGTTGAATTTGATAAGCGTATCAAGGAATCTAAAGCAAAGGCAATTGAAGACAACAAGAAAAAAGCAATTGAAAGCGGAAATGTCTTGACACAAACAATTGACGATGAAGGAAATTTAATTAGTGCGAAGGACATTGACGATGACGGTGAACAAAAGGAAATTTCAGTTTCTGATTTGCGTAAAGAATTGTTTGATGGTGAAAATGTGGTTACTGGTAAATACTCAGATCATGGTCTTGGTAATGTAGCAAAGGTGCGAGAGTTGCCGACGGAAATGCTAGACGCTCTTAATGAAGTGGAGGCAAAAATGGCAGAGGAAAAGGCAAAGGAAGAATAAATCTTAATTTTTTATCTAATTTTATCTAACTTTGTATAACAAATAATATTACGCGTTAAGTTTAACAATAATATTATATAAAACTATTACATAATATTATAAGATGGCACACCAAACAAAAGAGTTGATTGATTTTCATTTGCGTGTTCAAAAATCGGTTACGGCGATTATGAAAGACGGCAAAATTGACCAGAATGATATTCCGGAAATTATGTTGTTGATTACGGATTTATTGATGGCGCCGGCGAGCCCCAAAATGACTATTGAAGAGTTGGCGGAAAAGATTAACGATTTGTATGACTACATTATGACCCACTATAAATTGTTTCCGGAAGATGATGGACAAAAAGAACAATTTAAGCGATTGTTTGATATGTGCGTGAAATTGGTGCTGGTTCAACCGAAACTTAAAAAGGCGTGTAAGAGTTGTTTTTCGTGTTTGGTGTAAGAAAGTAATAAAATTGATTTAAATATTATACTATATGTTACATCATAACACATTATAGCATAATATCAAAGATGTCGTGTGATACGTATAATACTCACAGTGTTTCCATCCTTACCGTTACGCAATATTCGCGCCGAGAATGTATGCTCATTTTATCGCGATTAATCAAACAGCAAATCTATAAAAATGTTGTGGAATGGGTCATTGTAGAAGGCAGTCAAACGCAAGCGGAGGCAACCGCAAATGAAAAGTATCTGTTTTCGCATAGTGAGATGGCGACCCTACCGTTTAATATTAATTATATTCCCTACAATTCTTTTTTGGGATCACAACCGCGATATTTGAGCGATTTACGCAACAATGGAAATAACGCATGTCGTGGAGATATTATTGTGTGTATGGACGACGATGATTATTACCCACCGACGCGTATTAGTCACGCAGTTCATATGCTAACTACTTCTTCTTCAGCATCTTCTTCCAATTCACTTATTGCCGGTTGTTCGCGCACTTACATCTACTTTTATTTGACCAAGACATTCTTTCAATCCAAAAGTTTTGGTGAATGGCATTCTACCAATAACTGTCTTGCTTATAAACGTGAGTATTTGGAAAACCATTCACACGAAAACGGATTATCACGTGGCGAAGAACCGAGTTTTACAAATGATTTTACAGAACCAATGATTCAATTAGATCCAATGAAAACAATTGTTATTTCTGGACATAGTCAAAATACAGTGGATAAAGAAAAGATTTGCCATTCGGAACAATTTACTGAATTATTTGCACCGACAATTACCGATTATATTCCATTACCGATTCTTTTGAAATTAGAATCCATTTTTGAAAAGATGTAAAAAATAATATTAAAAGTAAATTTAATAGTTAATAATTTAATTTAATAACGATTTCATTAACTTAATCTCTCTTTCTTGTGTTTCTATGATATCCTTTGCTAATTTTTTTATGGTTGGATTAGTGGATTTATAATGAATATTATGCGATGTCGTTAAAGCCGTTGAATGATGACTTATCATACGCCGTAACCATTGATTGTCGTCTACTAATAATTGGTTTTGTAATAATAAAACACTAACCGAGAGTGATAATGCTACACCAACACTAAAGTTATATTTATTAAAATGCCCCATAGAAAAGTAATGAACTAACTCATGTGCCCATATCATATTCGCTGCCATTAAAAAACCTCCATAGACAAGTGTTGTAGATAAATACAGATCACTAAAACGAAAAGCAAGTATATTCATTGGGTTAAATGCAATCCCAACTAATGTCATAATAATAAACTGAATTATTTGCTGAGACTTATTAAAAGCTATCATATTTAATATTGTATTATAGTATAATAGTATAAAAAGATTTTTATATATTTTTATATTAATTAAAAAATTGAAATCCTTTCGTTCAAATAATATCAATATAACCCCTCAGTAATACAAAGAGACCCACTAATAAAATGATGCTTGAAAATATGCATTATACCTTTATGTATTGCGCGGAACACCATCACGGCTGTATGGTCCAAGGATGGCACGAAACAATCCCAGATGGATTTACCCTTTTGAATTCGCCACATTCAAATAATACGCATCGTTGGGCAATTATGGGTGTCATTTATTATACGCATTATTTGAATGATGCCGAAATTCCAGATGATGTGCCGAGTGTGGCTATTGTGAAGAGTGTAAAGATCTCCTATGACAGTTATGAAGGAAGTGAATTTAAGTTTCATCATTACCGTGAATGCGTGACAAATGAAAAAGGACAAGAAATATATTTGGACGAAGATACGCCGCTATATAAATGGTTTGACGATATTTCAGACTAGAAGTTAATAACTAAACAAATGAAGGTTTTTATGAATGAATGTAAATGTTTTTAAAATTTTAAAAGACCTCTTGCGTGACGACGAATATTATTATTTTCACTTGGTATATCTAGCTGTATTTTATAAATAACACTATTTAAATTATCCCAATAATTATTTTGTATTGAAAACTTAGAAGTTTTTTTATAAACATTTTCATTCATTTGTTTTAGAACAGATTTATTTTTTAATCCATCTATTAATTTTTGTTTAATTTCATCATCACTCATATTTAAATTTAATTCTATAAAATTATTTTGAAAAATTTCTTTTCCTATGGATTCAACATTTCCTGCACAAACACTATTAGCTGCTGTTATTTCTAAATATTTACATACAAAATAATTAAATTGTGAACAAGTTGCTATACATATATGGCTTCTATTTATTAAGGTTGATAATTCTTTTCTATGTTCTATTGCAGAATTGATATCGTATGTATAATAAGGTCCTCTATGTATTATTTTCACATTTAATTCCGTCATACTTTCTAAAATTTCCTTTATCTTTTTTCTTAATGGATAACATTCTTTTGTATCACCATATAAAAGAATATCAATATCTTTTTCTAAATTCATATTATAAAATGTGGTTGAATCATAATGATGAGTTAATATAAATGTTTTATTCCAATTATAATTTTGTTTAATATAGTCCCATTCATCACAATTATACATAGAAATACCATATTTAATATTATATGTTTTTAAATCTAAAAATAAGTAAGAAAAATTTCTATATGTATAATTATGTATATCTTCAAATAATATGACCTTTTTATTAAATGATAATAAAAGTTGAGTATATTTTTTTATATCATTTGTATTATACTTTTCTCTATCAGATAATATAAAATTATGAGTAGTAGAGGGAATACAACATCCGGTAATAATTAATATGTCATCTTTATTTATTTTATTTAAATTAAATAGTGATATATTAGTCAACTTAATTTTTTCACATTTTATTGCATCTGTTCTTATTCTAGAATTAATATCAAATAAATGATATTCGCGAAAATCATTGTATAAATAATATAACATATAATTTTATTTATATTATACAATATTAATTTTAAGTATTAATTTACTTATTATTTTTAAAAATTTAATTATTTATTAAAAAAATTGAAATGCTTTATTTGATTTTTATTTAAATCAAATAATACCAATATACTTTCTTCTTGATTTCAGATATATATTTGAGATAAAATGAATTTGTTCATTCTCTCATTGATTAAAAAAGAAATTGCTGAATCTATGATGGATAAACACATCAGTAAGATTTTATTAGAAGCAGTGCAGATGCTTTGTTCAGCAAAGCGCGTTCTTTCGCCAGATGATGAAAGTAATGAAAACTTGTATAAAATGGCACACAAGAATCATCCGGTAACTATTTGGTGCCGTGCGTCAAAAGCGAATTATGTGTGGACCTTAGATTTAGTTGACGAAATGCACAACGAATGGAAATATCGCTATGGACACCCCGACACAAAACAGCATAAATCTTATTTAATCGCCCAATATTTGCGAGAACATATGCCATCAGATGATTCTTTTGAAAAAGAAGGATTGACGCCATTCGCACTCGCAATGCCAGACCAATACAAAACCGATGATCCAGTTGAATCATACCGCAACTACTATATGTCGGAAGAAAAACAAAAAATAGCTAGTTGGAAAAAATTACGTGAAAAGCCTGATTGGTATACAGTAAAGGTGTAAGTAAAATAAATAATTTGATATATAGTGTTAATTACCTTGTAAAATAAAAAAATGTTAAAACGTCTTTTTACCACTTGGACGTTTTTTTTACACTAATCTTTGGACCTTGTCCGCGTTTCTTGGAACTATTGGGATCGTAAGCGTCATCATCATCATCCGAATTTAAATCTTTGGATAAATCCCAGAACTCTTTTGATCCTAATTTGAAATCCGAATGATGCTGTGCCTTATACCAAAATATTTGGTCGTGTAGTTTATTGGATTTTGAGTTGTTATTAATGACTAAACATTCAAAGTTTTCTGTACATTGATCCATCACTTGACAAAACGATTCAAATGTCGGAAACATACCTGCATAATTTTCCCAAATGCGTTTGCGATTGGCAATGTATGGTTCACGTAAAATAAAGACATAATCAATATTCGTCCGTAAATTGGGTGGAATACCTAATGGATACTGCATTGTGATAATAAGCATAATTTTCCAGTGCCGCCCGTTCATAAAAAGCAATCGCATCATTTTATCTCTTGTCCACGTGGCATCATATAAACAATCATCTAAAATAACAAAGGCACGAGGATCAATATTACAGCGACGAAATTGTTCCATTTCTTTTTTCACTTGTTTTAAAACCGTTTTTTGTCGCTTGAGAATATTTTCAATAATGGATGTATTGTATTCCTCGTGAATAAAAAGTTTTGGGACGTGAGAACTATAAAATCCATTACCAGCTTCAGTTCCAGAAATAACCGTTCCTATAGGAATATCTTGGTGATGAAATAATAAATCCCTCACTAAATAACTTTTACCAGTATCACGACGACCAATTAAAACAACAACGGGTCCTTTATTTTCATCCGGTTTAAAACTAATGTGTCGCATATCAAATTTTTTTAATTCTAATGTCATTTAATGTTTAAAATGCTTTAAGAAAATAAAGAAAATGAAATACCGCATCATCATAGATAAAAGATAAATATATATAAAAGTAATGAGTTAAAAAACAAATAAAATATATATAATACAAGTAATAATGGAGTTTAATTACAGAAAAGATGATAATCATAGATTATTCAAGAGTTTAGAAGAAAAATCTTCATTTGGTATTAAAAATCCTCAAAATTATATTCCTCTTTATGATTGTTACTTTTCATTAAACCAAAATAATTATAAACATATCGGTTTAAACAATCCATTAAGATTAGAATATCTCATTTCCCAAGAAACCAATAATATTTTTGATTGTAGTATTAAAAATGATATTTCTAAAGATACTGAACAGAGAAAAACATATTTAAAGTTTAGTCCATTATTAGATCCTTTAAAATATTTACTTGGTAAATATGATATTGAAGATAAAAATCTATTTAATTTGCCAACATTTGAAAACGATTTATCTAATTGTAATGCTAAAGTAAAAAATTATAATAACACAGCATATATTGATAGTTTTTTTACATATTTAACAAGTCAATTATATCATAAACATAATTTTGTAAATGGAAT